CCTTCATCCATACTTAGTGATGCTTAACTTGAATCTTACCGTATATTTCGACATATGAATCAGGGTTAAGGGACAATTCAACGATCGAAGGATAATAATTATCAACGTCAAATTGTCTGATTTTGACATTAAACAGAGAGACAGTTCTGTTATTGGTCTTTGAAACATTCACGTTGAGCTGGTTCTGCAGGATGTCAATTAGGTTGGCCTCAAAACGTGAGCGAGACTGGGCACCTACGTTGTTATTCCTAGAGAATTCACAGTAGTTTGCGTACAGTTTGCGATCAGCGTTTGCGTAGAACGTAAGCGAGTCTTTCCCTGCTGGTTTCGCGTCACCGATCATGACTTTGTTTTGCGGCACAAAAATAATATTTTGGTTTAACCAGTCGATGATGGGGTTAGCTCTTGTGAGTTGCTTAACAGAATGTTCTTTGAAGTATTTGACTCGCTCGTTAGTCTCTAAGAGGTAGGACTCCATTTCTTCTGTGCTCATCTCAAGCAGCCAGTTGACCAAACCTGGAAGTTCTTTTGCAAATTTACCTACGATGTGACCGTTCTGCAGGACTTCGACTAATGTAGTTTGCTCTTTAGCGGAGCCACGGAAGACACGATCGAAAGGAACTGTTAAGCGACGACGAGCCAGACCAGACGTTGCATCTGTTGTAGCAATCTGCTCGTTGGCAGAGATCATGCATAAACCTTTGAAGATAAAGTTTTCACTACCGCCGAACTTGTGTTCGGCTAGGACTTCATCACCACCAGTAATAGCTTTTAGTTGGGTTACATTACCTGCATACCGCTCGACATCATTGAAGAGCAGTAGTTTCTTACCTGCAATACCAGATAATCCAAACCGATTCTTTTCTAAACGTTCGAGGTTAGATACTGCAGCACTCTCCCGGCCAACCAATGCAGTGCATAGTTTCATGAAGGAAGACTTACCTGACTTACCTGGGCCAACTACCTCCATGAATTTTTGGATGTGACCAGAGCAGGTGAGGACTGCACGCATCCAGGCACGTAGTAATTGGACTCGATCTTCATCACCGAACTGTGTAAAACTTAACCAGTTCTTAATTTGATCGCAAGTATTTGATGGATCGTATTGGAAACTCAAAGCGTGCGTAATTTTTTGTTCCCTTTTTGGCTCGGAAAGTTCGCGAGTTGTCAGATCAAAGACCCCATTTTGAAATAGGATTTGGTTTACGTCCTGCTCCCAGTCATTATCTTCCAGAAGGAATGAGAGGTTCTCATACATCTGCTTAACAAAGGCATTATCGAAACCGTTGGGCAGACAGGAGCTTTTCAGCTCAACACATTTGCTCCAGATTTCGCTCATCATCTTGCTTTTATCTAGGCTCACCCATAGTCCTGGAGTAGATCTGTCATGGTCGTACTTAAGGAATGAGTTACTGGCGGGATCAAATAGCAAGTTGCCCTCATACATTCTTAACAATGCATGTGCCACATGATCACTGGACATGTTCTTGGTGCTTTTCTTCTCCTTACCTGGTGGCTCGATACGCTCAACACGTGTTTGCCTAGGTGTTTCAGTAGGGTTGAAGAGTAGATTGCCCATGTTTTCGATTAGATTTTCCAAGTCTTTTTCAGCCATTTCTAGCTGTTCATCACCGACGTTATTAACCAAGTACTCTTGATTAGGAGACCAACCGGCTTCTTTAGCGTGATGAAAGAGAGTACCAGGTCCAATGCCACCATTTCTACTGAATGATTTCCAGCGTCGTTGGCACTCGCCTTCCTTATACTTGTCCGATTGTTTGGACCACTCGTCCCATTGGTCTAAAAGTGAGTCATCAACTGAATGAAGTGATTGTCCAATTGTTATCCAGACGTCGTAGTCATCTGTAGCTTCTGAAGGCAAAGCCCACATTGCTTCAGTCGCTTCCTGGATGGTGCGCTCTAGTCCAATGTTTGCCGTGAAAGCAAAGTTTCCACCAAAGGTTCGGATGTTTTCTTCATTAGGTGCACCCTGTTTAATATTCTTTAATTTAATCTTACGAAGAACCCACTGTGGCAACTCAGGTAAGCAATCGATGCGTTCAAAACCTTCACCTGTTTTTGTGTGGTAGCCCTCAGTCTTTGGATGCACCCCCATCAGAACTCCTTGGTGTCGCTTCCAAAGAATCTCTAACTTCTCACCGGCACCATCGGCGTGCCATGCATACTTATTTCGTAGGAAGTACTTCCAATTTTCTTTTGATAGTTTATAAAGTTTTCTTTCACGGCCTTCACGACCTGAAAGGATGGTCAGTGTTTTGGGTAAAGCTTCTTCAACTGTTAATTCCGACTCTTCCTCAATAGTTTTATAAACGGTTGGACCATCAACATCAACCCAAACAAAACCATAGGGCTGGTTGTAACAAGGTCCAGAGATCAGACCGATTGCTTTACAATCGCCCTTTTCTATTTCAAGTTGTATCTCTTCTTTTGTTTGTGGCTTGTTTTGCCACCCAGTCAGGTATGGGTTTTTGTTACTGCCGACCGGTGTCAAGGGCCAGTCAACAGGGATTAAGTCAAGATTTATTTCACCGGGTTGTACTATTTTTTCCGTCATGTTGCTCATAAGTCGATCCTTACTTTAAACCTTTTTTGAGTTGTGTCTTGTTTTTTTGCAATTTCATAAGCATGTAAATGAGCACAGGAAGGTAGTACAAAGCAATCACCATCCATGCCATTGGTCATGGCATGCGAGATAGCTGCTACCCACTGCCCCGAACAAATATGAATGTCCACGGGATCTTTGGTTTGTTTGTTTACTTATCCTATAGGAAGTTCATCAAACCTACTTCCTCCTAATTTGGAAAAAATTAGGAGTTTATTTGGAATAGAATGAAAAGACCAGACGGTACAGAGAATGGTAGTAGGACAACCAATGCCAGGAGCAGGAATGGTAGGAGCAACTTCCACTTCTCCTGGAAGAGAGTACGGAATTAAAGGTTCTTTTGACAAGGATTATATCAATGAGATCCTTGCAGGCTCAAGAAGTCGAGTCGATGATATTTTAAATCAATCCAACAATGAGTCCAGAAGAGATGCGCTCATTAGAAAAAATCAAGAGAGTATTAGAAGTGATCTTGCTTATTTGAATGAGACCATTGGTGACCCAATGGATCGTGAAGCCGAACGAGATAGAGCAAATCCTCGTTTTGATCCATACGATGCCGAGCGTAGGCAACGTTTGCTCAATGACTACGAGCAGATGGCACAACAGAACCGTGATGCTTACGATAAAAAAACTGCTGGCATTGGTAATTTAAGTGGTGGAGCCCAAAGAGAAAGTCTGGCACAACTAGCTGGCAGGTATGGCGCTGGTCCTCTATTTGGTCATAAACCCTACCAACAAGCAAGGGAAAGAGGCTATTCGGATTCTGAAATTCTGAAGTTCTTAGAAGAGAACCCTCAGTACCAAGCCACTGATATGTACAACGAATTGAAATCTGGAAACATTAACGTAGCAAACATAACAAGCCATGCAGACCGAGGCCCTGCTGGATTTAAAAACATCATTGGCATGATGTGATTTAAATCAAACTAGGGTCGTACATTTCCTCACGAGCAGGATCAGAGTAGTATTCATTTACTACTTTGAGCCACTTGTCTTGTGCAGAGTTCAGGTGGTTGCGTGTGATCTTAAATAACTGTGTACCTTCTGGTGTAGAGACAAGGATCGCTGCTTGTTGAACTTTCATGTTTAGTGTCTGTTCAATTCCCAAAGCATAAGCACCAAGCTGGAGGCAACACTTATTAAATTTCATGTAGCCACCTAGACGGTTACGCCATTCAATCGAACCTTTTTCTAAATCTTTAGGCCACCATCTGCAATAAGGTTTGGCACTGGTCTTCAGGTCTGCTAGGGTTAGTTTCCCATTGGCAACGCCAATGATATCAGGCGATCCCACCCATGAATGTCCAAGTTCGTTCCTACCCCAAACACGTCCCACTTTATCTGAAGATAAACAGTATTGATGATAGTCGTACAAGGGTGTTTCGGCCCAGATCACTTCCTCGAACTGGTCGAGCATTGGCTCCATACCTGTCCAAAAATCTGAATACTCAGGAGGAACATTCACTTCTTCTTTCTTCAGGTACATCTCCATACAGCTATGTATCGCAGTACCACGTTCTGCTGCAGCTTCTTTGACACCAGGATTATTCTTAGACCACATCTCCAATTTTTTCTTATTGGCTTCGGATGCGGTCTCTGAAATAATGGTGGTTACTGATGGAGTTGGCTTTGTACCAAAGGGATTATGGTAGTGACGCTTGCCATTTAAAACAATCCTTGCGTCCTTGTCGTTTACTTGGTCGTAGACCTCAGGGTTAGATTGATAAATTTCGTAAGGACTTGGTAAAGGAGTATCAATTTCCATCAATAGATGTGTATATTGATTTAAGTATACACAAAAAAATGAAAAAAATAGAACTAATTGCAGTCCCCGTTATGGTTCAAGGCGAGAAGTTGCTGCGCCATATCAAAACAATTGACGTTCCGTTGAAGCGTTACTACATCCTGGACAATTCAGAAGGTAAAGATCCTAGTGTTGACAAGGCTATTGATGAGATCTGCAATAACCATCCAGAGAATATCGATGAGATTGTAATCGTTTCTAACAACCAGAATTCTGGTTACCCTGGTGCAGTAAACCAAATTATACGTGACAATACTGATTGTGCACACTGGTTAGTAACTGGTTTTGACTGGTGGGCAGCACCTGGACAGTACAAAAAAGTACTAGAAAAATTGCCGTCTTTACAGAATGGTGCGTTCCTTGGCACAGGTGGTGACTCAATGTGCGGCTTTCTTTTCACTAAAAAATTAATCAGAGCAGTAGGATACCTAGACGAAAACTTTTTCCCTGGTTATTTTGAGGACAATGACTACAAACGACGCATCCAAGTTGCTAATATCCAAGTACCAACCGTTCAGCTTGACGCTGAACATGAGCGATCTAGCACATTAAATAGCTCAGAAGAATTTAAGAAGCGAAATCAATTTACTTTTCAACAGAATTTCAGCTACTATGTAAATAAATGGGGTGGTAAACCCAATGAAGAAATCTATGTCAGACCTTTCAATCAACCCGTTGGACTTGACTACTGGAAGTTTGACCCAGAGCGAAGAGAAAAAAGCCGTTGGTGAAAAGATCTTACTAAATTTAGGGCTGCAACCCTTGGTAAATAACCTTTGCCTTGGGTCTGCTGCTGCTCTTGCTGCTAAGAAGTATCCTCTTTGCGCAACAATTACTGATGATTTAGAAATCAAATTGAATCATGAGGTACCTAGCGATGAGCTATATGGTAACTACCTTTACTTCAGCGGCATTAGTTCACCCTACATAAATCATTGTCGTCTTCTATGGCATAAAGTAAAACATCTAAAGCACGACACAATCTTAGACATTGGCGGTAACGATGGTACTTTGCTTCGTGCATTGCAATCACAATCGGACGACAAGTTAAATCTATATAACGTAGATGCTTGCAAGACTTTCCGTCCAATGAATGAAAGCAGTGGAATTAATTTTGTTAATGATTACTTTAGTAAAGATACAGAGGTGCCAAAAGCAAATCTAATCTTCACTACAAATGCTTTCCAGCATACACCTGATGCAGAAAAATTTGTGGAGGGCATTGCCGAAAAGCTAGATGGCACCTGGATTCTTGAGTTCCCTTATACCTTACGTACTATTCAGACTCTACAGTTTGATCAGTTCTACCACGAGCATTATTACTACTGGTTAGTAAAACCCTTAAAAAAATTATTCTCCCAATATGGGTTAAATATTTATCACGCTGAAGAAGTAGATATCCATGGTGGATCAATGCGTCTTTGGGTAACCAATAAAGATATCTATGGCAATACAAAAGCTGCTGAGAAGTTTATCAAAGAAGAAGAAGCATTTAATTACAAAGATTTCTACGGGCTCTGTATCCAAAAGATGATGGAGGACTATCTCTTCTTAACTAAATTAGAAGGTAAGACTGTTTTCTTTGGTGCAGCTGCCAAGGGTTGTGTTTATCTAAATGCTTTAAAAACATATGGCTCGTTGCGTGAAAATTCGTATGTAGTTGATGATACGTTTGCTAAGCAAGGAAAGTTTATTCCTGGCACTGGAATGAAAGTACAGACACGCGAGTTCTTTTTAGCTGATGAGCCAGAGAATATCGTCATACTTGCCCATAACTTTGCTGGTTATATCACTCAATCATTACGAAACGATGGTTACAAGGGTCGCATCATTGTGATGCTCCCTTCTATTTATATTGATCAGCTTGAGGATCACCAATGAAGCTAGCTATTTTTTATCATGTGTATCCAGGAAAAGATTGGGAAGATATGTTCCAAGCTCAGATTGGTGCGTTGGTGGTTTCAAATTTACTTAATGCAATTGATTATTTGCACATTGGTTTTAATGGTGATCTTGATCTTATGCCTACTTTCTTTGGTGGAGAGAACTTGGATATTGTTGTCAAAGAAAATGATAACAAACAAGAAGAAACTGATACCTTAAGAGCATTGTATGAATACTGTCGTGAAAATCCGGGCGCTTATGTTTTGTATATGCATACCAAGGGAGCTTCACGTAAGACACCGTATACAGAAGATTGGCGACATTTAATGGAATATTTTTGTATTCACCAATGGCAGAAAGCAGTTAAAGCTTTAATCAAAGGACATGAAACTGCAGGAGTCAATTACCAACGTGACACAAGCATGGGGTATTTCCCACATTACTCAGGTGGTTTCTGGTGGGCAAAGGCTTCTTATGTAGCAACGTGTCTCGACTTGAAATATCTAGACCACCCTTTACGTTTTATGCGGGAGTTCTTTATTGGTAGCGGCAATCCACATGAGAAAAACTTTTGGGAATCAAATCTAAACAAAAAAGATATTGCTATGCATTATGTCCAGCCTTACTCAAAAAAGATATATAGTAGAAACTATCTGAATGAGCAACAGCTAATGAGTGCACCAGCCTGGGAAACCCCGAGTGAAACTATCGTCAAAATCTTAAAAGATTGTGATGTACATGGATTTGAAAGTGAAGGAGGCACTGACAAAAATACATTACACAATTTCACGGGCATTTACCATTACCTTCTAGATCAGTATCGCGACAGCAAAGGACGTTTACTTGAGATCGGTGTTCAGCATGGGGGATCTTCGCTTTGTTGGCATGAGTATTTAAAGGAATTTCATCTTGATCTTGTTGACATTCAAGACATTGTGCCAGATAAAATTTGGCATAACATGGATCCAGAACGCTATGAATTCTATCTAGCTGATGCCTATACCAAGTCAGCTATCGAAGTGTTCAGTGAATTTAAATACGATGTCATCATTGATGATGGCCCACACTCTTTGCACACTCAACAGTTTACTGTTGCGAATTACTTTAATCTTCTGAAGCCAGGCGGTATATTAATCATTGAAGATATTCAAAACGTTCATCATTTAACATTGTTAACCGAAACCTTAAAAGAAGAAGACAGAAAAGGTGTACGAATCTTTGATGTACGTGAAACTAAAGGTAGGTATGATGACTTAATTTGGGCTGTGATTAAAGAATAATCTCTAATAACTAGTTAAACTATTGGTAGCCCCAACGTCGACGGGGCTTTCCATCCTAGTTACAGTACGTCTCGCAAGTTAAACGGTTACACGGAAGTATTAAGGAGCCTTAGTCGGCTCCTTTTTTGTTAGTTACATCTTAGGCAGGCTTTAATTTGCCAAGCTGCAGTGAAACAATCTTCAACAACTTCACCACAGTAATTTTCAATATCAAAAGCATCCATCTTGGAAGCTAGTTTAGCTACGTCTTTCGCACACATACCAAAACACTCTAAGTTTTCGTAGTAAGTTATAAGCATGGCAGTGCCTTCATATGCTTTAATATGTTGAAACTTTTTACAAGAACCAAGCAAACCTTTGCTACACATCGGCATAAGAAAATCAAGAGAACGAGTCAGCTCTCCGAATCTATCCAATTGTTTCTGGTGTTTTTTATATTGTCCCTTGGTAAACTCATGCACGCCAAAGAAGTTACCACCTTCAAAATTCAAATGTACGAGGTGAGATTGCAACATCAACTGAGCAGCATAGCCAGACAACTGGATGAGTTCATTGGCCAGTCTGCTTACGGGTTCTTTTTTACTTTGGGGTTGTGGTTGATAGGATACTTTTTCTGGCTGCCTTTCAGGAGCGGATTGCGTTGGTTCAACAGGAGCAGCAGTAAAGACCATCTTCTTATCTATTTGTTATTCTTTATTCTAGACTAGAATTATATTTGAAAAAAAACAATGGCACGTGTGTGGTACAACAATACGATTATTCCTTCTCGTTATATTGTTAATCCAATTAATGCAAAAATCGAACCATCAATTTCAAATGTAGCTAATGATGCTTTTGGAAGATTAAGAATAAGTGAACCTTTTACTTTGTTTGACTCTAGTCATCGTTACGCTGATAATGGTTTATGGACAACAGAAGTTGTTTCTGGGGGGACATCTGTTTTCAATTCAAATGAAGGTCTTGTTGATTTAAATACAACGTCTTCAAATAGCTCTAGTGTTACTAGAGAAACGTATAAAGTTTTTGCATATCAACCTGGTAAATCATTATTATTAATGTCGTCTTTTGTTGCTGCCGCACAAAAGACAGGATTACGACAACGCATTGGTTATTTTGGAAATGAAAATGGTATTTATTTTGAATTAAATGATATTAATAAACCTCAATTTGTAGAACGAAGTTCTATTACAGGTTCTGTTGTTAATACAGGAGTGAGTCAAAACGACTGGAATGTTGATAAATTAGATGGCACAGGGCCTTCTGGATTAACAGCAGATTTTACTAAAGTTCAGATTTTTTGGACAGACATAGAATGGCTTGGCTCTGGAACAGTAAGGGTTGGTTTTATTATTAATGGTAATTTTGTTCTTTGTCATACTTTTGATCATGCAAATTTAATTGCTTCAACATATATAACAACAGCATGTTTACCTTGTCGACTTGAAATTACAAATACAAGTGCTACAGGTTCAAGTAGTACACTTAAACAAATTTGTACTACTGTACTTAGTGAAGGCGGTTATGAATTATCAGGTGCACAAAATTTTGCAGCAACTGATATTGCTACTCCGTATAATTTAACAAATGCAGATACTTATTATCCAATTGTTTCATTAAGACTAAAGGCAACACCTAATCGTTTAGATGCAATTGTTATTCCAACTGCAGTTTCAGTTGTTGGTTTAAGTAATAATGCAAATTATAGTTTACAATTAATCTATAGAGGAACAACCACTGGAGGCACTTGGGTTTCAGGAGGTTCAGATAGTTCTATAGAATATAACATAACAGGAACTAGTTTTAATTCTACAGGAGCAAGAAAGATTACTAATAGCTGGTTCCAAGGAAGCAACCAAGGTCAATCGGTAATAAATATAACAAAACCAAATTTGTTTCGTTTTCAACTAGAAAGAAACTCTTTAACAAACACACCATTTGAAGCTACTTTAGTTATTGCAACAGATAATGCTGGTTCAGATGTTTATGCATCGTTTGATTGGGAAGAAGTTACAAGATAAATGCATCTATCACAGAAAGAAAAAGTGTTAATTAGCTTTTTAGGTATTATATTTTCAGCCCAGATTATTCTCTACGGGATTGGTCTGGGTTATTGCATGCGTAATGGTGGTTTAACTGCATGTCCTGAGATCGGAAAAAGAGGAGAGATAATGTTTGCTGGAATGACCGCGACAGTTTTGGCGTTGATAACAAACATCGGCACAAGTACACGAAAATAAGGCTAGGAATCTGTGACCTGTATTAGCATTAATTACAAACATTGGCACTGGTGGGCGGACACTAAAGTAAACTAATGGACAAACATACAAAAGAAAATTGGGCAAAAGTAAAGGCGGCCTTGGAGACCGCCAATAAAACAGACACTTACTTTTATAAACGTGCTGTAATTATTTGTGAAGGAGGATTAGATCCTTTAGAAAAAAGAACTAAGATCATTTAGAATCTGTTGTTCACTAGCGTGCCAGTCCTGTTGATTCTTAATAGCTTCTTTAAAAGCCTGGTAGATTTCTCCACCAGTTAAACCATCTTTTTTGTTTGTGCGTTCTACATAAGTAGAAATAGTATCTTCAAAACATTCAATACAACTTTTGTATTGGTGTTCTTTGAGGTTGAAGTTAGTAGTCATCAATCGTGGAGATTAGGTACGAAGGGTTGAGTGCAGGTTTCATCTTTGCAAGGTTCTTCTGGCAAAGATAATGTTTCTAGCTGGCGCAGATTAGCCTGTTCAATAAATTCTTTGACGGCTCGTTGCTGCTCAAACCACATGGCCTTGCAGTAAGGGCCAGCTTCTTCCATACAGAACTCTTGCCAAAGACCTGTATACAAACCATTGGTACGACCTGAGCGGTCATACATGTGATCCATGAAGACAGCTCGTTGGTTTTGTTCATGAATGTTCCAGCTAGCCAGGTATTCTTCTTCAGACATTTGAATCACATAGAGTAACTTTTTCTATTGTAGAGAAGATGCCTTCGATTTCATCCTCTCGAAATTCTTTTAAGATTTCATGCAGATCCGTTTCAAGTAAATCTGCATACTCTTCTGGTGTACGACCTTTGAAAGGGTTGTACTTACACTCGAAGTCTAAAGAGAATCGAACGTTAACAATGGGGTTGGTCACAGGTAGTTAAAAAGACTTTTAGATTATAGGCTTAATCAATCAAACGTTCAAGCGAATGGATCTTTGCATTTTGATATTCGCCTAACTTAGCTTGAATGATGTTGGCATAGTTAATAGCAGCTTCTACAATTTCCTCAGCATCTAATGAAGCTGAGATATTTGCATTAGCTAGCAAGCCAGCAACTAACGTTGTGACTTGCCACTCTTGTTTGGAACCAATTAAAGCAGGAAGAGGAGTACCACCTTGGGTTAGATTATCGAGAATGTAATAGATGTGTTGTTCGTAATCTTTGGACGTCATGATGATACCCTTTTCTTTACTTTATCATCCTTCGATAAAGTACCAATATGCACGAGATGCATTCTTGTGATAACGTTTCGCATTAATTAATTTAATACGACGCTCTTGCAAGTGTTGGATTTTGTTTTGATTGTAAGGTACTTCTTGATCTTCTTCAAGAGCTAACTCAGCATTCAATACATCCATCTGCAGTTCGATATCTTCTACTGCATGTTCATGACACTGTTGTTTAATTGCAGCATCTTCTTTGCTAGTAGGGATTTCTAATGTGGCATAAAAGTTTTTCTGTAAAGAAGGATGGAACTTATTCCATGAATTAGTCTTTGTCATTAAGGATTCTTTTGGTTCTGATTTGATAGTTTTGTTTGACTGAGACCCCAGGGGGTAGTTGTTTCCCATGGGTGTGGCCTTCAAGGATGGACTCGACATTCGGTATACATCGATACTTGGTTTTCTCGTCTTTCCGTAGGATTGTACTGCCATCAGATGATTTACAAATAGTAGTGGTTGTGATCTCTTCTACGATACTGTATTCAGATTGTTCTTGCGCAGACCAATCTTCAATAGAAGAACTTACTTCGACAGTAGGTTGCGCATTAGGGATCACATGGTAGACGTATTTGTTACCAGTGAGTTTGTTCCCATCAGCGAAACCTCTTCGTCTAACTTCTGACAAGATAGATTTGAGTGCCGCAATCTCTGCCTTGTGGTGTTTCAAAGCAGCATCAAGAAGTTTCTTTTCTTCTTGTCCTACCTCAATTAGTTTTTCATGCTTAGTAATGTGGTAGTGAATCCCATCTAATTTAGTAGAACGTAAATGAGCACATGCTTCGAGCTCGGCTAGGGCTAATTCTTTAGACTCTTTAGTAAGCAATGAAAGGCTACTAGTAAGAGCTGAGTAATGCTTGTATAGCTCAAAGGTGTTGAGCTTATCAAGTTTGGTGTGAGTGATTTGAGTCATCAGAATAAAGAGGTAACGTAGTTCATAGCCATAGCAACACCAAAGGCTACTAGACCAGAGACAACTTCAGCTACAAAGTTGCTAGCAATAGATGCAAAGAAAGAGAACATGAGTTAGTTACTTGGTTTTGAATGCGTGTGAGATGTGGCCGAGAGCTGTAAGAGGGAATGGAACAAAGCCATTACCCAGCATGTTGTCCAACAGATTCCATGCATCGTGTTGGGTATAGGTGGTGTCTTTGTTATAGAGACGCCACTTATCTAGTGTAGCCATTTGACCAGCTCTTGTGTAGATCACTTGGAAATGACCGTACTGTTCGTTGGCACCAGGTGGTGTGTAGTGCCAAGCCGTTGTGTTAGATGCAACGTTACCCCTGGATGCTTCGATTAATTCACTGCGCTTCACACAGTATTCACGAAACTTTCTGTGATAAGCAATGTGCTTACAGATAGGCTGGTACCCTGGGATCTCTTTTCTAATCTCAGCTAAATGCTGTGACTGTTGCTGGAATGAACCACAGTTGCAATAAGGAAGAGTCTCTTCAGCTACATCTTCTTCTGCTGGTAGTTCTTCTTCAGTACCAAGTGTAACCTCCTTCTGGCCTTTGGCTCGGCCATCAGGAGAAACTATGTAGCCTAAGTTGTATTCGTTTAATACATTTGTAATCTTTTCTTCGGAATCTAACAAGGAAAACTTGTCAGCCCATCGGTACTGTGCTTGAGTTTGAAACAAACGTTCTGCTCCCTTTTGGGAATACAGCCAACCTTTGAACAGAATATAGCAATTGTTTCTCCAGATGCTAGGCCCACGATAGTTAGGACCAAGGTAAGAGAAGAAGTCTGGAACACGAGACGTAAACTCTTGGAAGGCATTACGAATCAAAGCAGCGTTGTACTTTTGACTTGACCCATCATGTCGCACGACAAGAATGTTATCGTGTTGTTTGTGGATGCCTGCAATTTCAGTGTCATCAAACTCAGGAAAAGCACGCCTTATGTTTGACACAGAATAGATTAGTGCTTGTGCACTGTTCTTTTCAAGGAGTTGATTAGTCATGTAGAATGAAATTAAAATTTGAACAAATGCTCAACTTCAAAGAGTCACCCGAAGAAGAGTTTTGGAAGATAAAGATGAAGCGTTACATTGATGAATGCCATTCAAAGAGTGAGTTGAAACAAATAGCAGCAATGCTTGTGGACATTGCTGCTACAAGACAGTGTGTTATCAAAGGTCTAGTTAAAGATACCCTTGATAACATGCACTCGCATTTAGATTACAGACGTGAGTCTGCACCATAGCTGTCTTTGCTTGCGGCTGGTAGTGCAGTGATTACTTCCGCTTCAATTGTACGGGACTGAGGAAGAATTAAAACTCCTTCTTGGATTCCGTACGAACCACCAAGGCGACTAGCATCCTGCATGGAATGCTGGTTGATGTAATCGCTGTACATCTCTTGGCGTTTCCAGGTTGATTCACGATCTTCATCGGGGATTGAAAGATTACCAAGTGAGGTGAGTGCTGCGTCATTGTCTGAGTAATCAGGAATGTCAAAGGACTCAACAGCGCAGATCTCTACGTTGTTACTGCCTCTCATGTCACTAGTTAACGTAGGACAAAAGATTGTAGTAGCAAAGAACTGTTCGTTGTACTGCATAGGCACTTCAGTATCAAGTGCTTTAGATAAACACTTAGACATTTCTTTTTCAAAGAGACGAATCTTCTCTGAAATATCAGTGCCATTTAATCCTTTCAAGGTAAGAACTATAGGAATCTTGTGAGCCCTTTTGTTTTCCTTTGTCAGGATATGAATGAGGTACTTGGTACGTACACTGTACTTACGTTTGTACATCTCATTCTTGCTAGCTGCAAGATCAGCAGCTGCTTTGTCTGCTTCAAACAGTTCTTTAACTGAATCCTTTTCAAAGGTACCGATGATTTGACGCATACCAAATTGCTGTTCAACCATAAGAGGTGAACGCAATAAGACTTGAACACGTGGAGTTTGGAAGTTTAAACCAAGTTCTTTTGATGTGTTCGGTGGCATTCCAAAGGTTTGTTCGTAGTCAAAGATGACTGAACCCTTATCAAAATCAGATTCAACTGCAGTCCAGCCACAGTTATCTAACTCTGATTTACGAATAAACCAACCACGTTTCTTTGATTTGTTTAGGGGTTGGATCGTAACGAGTGGTTGATAGCCACTAACAAATCGTTTGTCATTGAATAGAGCAAAGCTATCCAACGAACGTTTAACAAGAGCTGTTGACATAGTAAAGGGGTGAGAAAGTAAGCAAGCAAGGGACTTACACCGAATGGATGCCCTTGCCTTAGTGCGTATCATACCAGCTGTGGCCTGTCTTTACGTCGCCTTCGATCTTGCATAAGAAGTCAAAACCTTCTCCGGCCATTACGTAAGAATTTAATATGTATGGGATTAAGTCTTGCTCTATCCCTGGGCGACAAGACATTTGAATTTCATCATGGATAAAAGCATGCTGTACCCAATCCTTACCATAGACATAGCCCGCATCATTTAATTCTTCATGGATATTAATAACTACTTGTTTCATTATTACTGCACCTGCAGCTTGTAACAAAACATTCAATGCTTTAAATTCAGAACGGCAATAAAGCGGTCTCTTATCAAGGCCAATGAGAAAACCTCGTGAGCCAAGAGTCGCTGCAAGTTGGCGTTTAAGTTCTTGTAATGCTGGTATTCCTTTAAGGAATGAATTGATTGCTGTTCTTCCAAAACTTCTAAGTTCGTCTGGATCTTTTTCATTTGGATTAACAATGCTACCCGCCTTAAGAAAGCCAGCACCATAAAGAACAGCATAAAGAAGACGCTTACTGATGTCTCTTGTACCCACTCCAAACATCTTTTGGTTATAGGTATGGATGTCTTGCGTGTCATCGATAACAACATTTCCATATTCACCATCATCCCATAAAGCTAAATAACCTGCCAAGCACCTCAACTCCAATGCTTTCGCATCCGAACCAATTAAGATCCAATCATTGGGAGCATGAAATAATTCTCTACACTCTTTACCATAAGGTGAATAAGCAGCAGGCACCTGAGCCATGTTGGGATTACGATGACTAGCTCTGCCTGTGATACAACCATTAGTAATTAGATCTCCATGCATAACACTGTCTTCGTCTACTAGTTTCAACCAAGCATTGTTACCTTCTTTCATTTGGCCCAGGCGTTTCTTTAACAACATATACCTGGACAAAGGCTTAGCTTCAGGGTATGGAAGTTGAGCAAGGACTTCATCATTCAAGATTGCATTACCTTTATCTGTTACGTCTTCAGGTACCCATTCATACTTACTTCTTAAACGATCAGTGATCTGTTGCCTTGACCCTGGATTAAATTCTTCACTGTGTACCTTACGGAAAGGCACACCTTTTACATAACCACGTTTGGTATTGTTTACTTTGGGAGTAAACCAAGTTTCTGTTTCAATGGGTGGGAATAATGTCTTTAGTTCTTCTTCGAGTTTTGCTTTCTCAGACTCAAGGTCATCCACAACAGCAAGACATTTATCAATATCAAAAGGAAAGCCTGTTCTAATTTGTCTTTGAATGCAATGAGCAAGCGAGTGCTCCAGCTGGTAAGCCTTGTGGTCAATGTTCTGCATTTGAATGTGATTAAATAACTTGGTTGTGACTGAAACATCTTGTTTGCAGTAGTCAAGCATTTCTTGTGAGTAAGTAGAAAACTCTTTGAAATTGATCTTCTTGTCACTGAGACGGTAGCCCCAGGCTTTAAGACCAGCTGATCCTCTGAGATTCGGCGGCACCGAACTGTACTGCTCCGTATCAAGATCGTAGAGTTTTTCCTTGGGCCAGATGAGCCGGGTGCAAAGTAACGTGTCAATGATTTGAGGGAAAGGTTTCTTGGTAAAAGTTTCCGGCCATAGTTTTTCTATGACCGGAATGTCGTAGTTGGTAATATTGTGGCCGATTAAAAGATCAGCTTCAGCCAAACAAAGCAAAGCAGCATCAATAACACGAGGCCCAAACTCATAAGTGCGGTCTCCGATGATGTCGTAGAAAACAATGCAGTGGATTTTAGTAGCTTCGTCATACAGGCCATCAGTTTCAATATCAAATACGTAGGCTTTTTTAATGGAGGAATTTAGCTTCGGGCTGAACTTCAAGATGTTTGGCGGCAAGCTTTCTATCATTCTTATTAATCCAATTCAATATATTGTAAGCGCCTGTTTGATGTGGTGCACAAAAAGCTTTAGCAATTTGTGAATCAGTTTTAATTGGAATCAATTCAAACTTCTTTTTCTCTGAGTTGGTACTAATTGCGTGCGGCACGCCTTTAATTTCAGTGGTGATTAAGTAAGACATCGAAGCTGTAGTAGTCATTGAATAGTAGCAAAGGGTTAGTTAGTTGTCAGGATTGTGTCGTTTGATGTGACACATTCTGCATAAAGGTTCTACTTCCAGTGGTTTGGAATAGTCCTCATGGTGATAATCTACGGCTTGAATGCCGCAGTCTACACAGTCACACGTTGAGACTCGGGGTAAGTCTCCTCGTATGACTGCTGCGTAAACTATTCGACGAGCTTTATTTTCTACTGGTCTTTTTATTCGTTCTTTATTTTTAGATCTTATCTTGCTTGCTTTCCAGGTTTCAAGATTGTTTTTCTTGTAGTTAATTTGTACTTCTTTAACTCGTTCACGGTTATTCTTTTCCCACTTTTTTGAACGAGCATTAGCACAATCAATACAGTGACCAGTCTTTCTACCTGGACGTGGCTTGGCACGCCTAGTGCTGCCGCACTTAACGCACGGATCAGTTTCCATTAGTTAGTTTCCTCTTGTAGTAAAGGTTTGCTTGACGCCTGGCACAACGTTTGCAGTTGCCCAGGCTGTTATTAGTACGGGGAGCATAACGATCTGTGCTCCCACATTTGTTACAAGGCTTAACCTTTTTTGCTGGAATGGTATCCAACAAAGCCTCCTTCTTTCTTACGTTGCTGGATAGATTTACCAGCATCAGATCCTTTTGGTTGTGTGCCATGAACTAAAAGTGCAAACGGTGAATTACCAAAACAGTGCTCATCATTGTGATCAATTGGTAGACCCAGATTGCTAGCTTCCATCTCTGAGTAGACGACATAAGAAATACGTTTGAACTGATGTGCATGCGACTTAAGCATAGGGTCTAAGTTGCCACCCATCGATGCTGTGAGATAAAAGTTTTCTGGAATCTCATCGATACTATTAAGCCACAGTTGTAACTGTTTTGTGTATCCATAGTATTTACGTGTTGGATCCATACGTGCAACACGTAGCCATGCAAGGAAGTAAAGCTCTGACCAGTAGTCACCTGACTCATGGATGCGAACCAAATCAATCTTGTGGTTGCGATCCTTTGCATTGATTGATGCAGTGATTAGTTCCTGTACAGCAACGATCTTATGGATAGGATCTTCCACTGGGATCATGGTTTCTTTTAGTAAGTCCCAGTTATGCCAACGTGCTGCACGGCATTGTGGACTACGTGCTTCACTGCTAGCTGCAAAGCAACGGTATGCTGCAGCGTCAGTGTTGTTGGTCTGTGGTAAGTCTTGGATCTTACCTGTGACTCGATCTGAGAATGTCTTACATACACCAGCGTTAGGGCAGGTGTACCCTGCTGGTAGTGAGAAGATGAGACGCTTGCCTAGCTTGGCATTGCCGGTTGAGAACTTGAGTAGTGTCATGATGTGTGGTGTGATGTGAGTTGCATGGGGCTTACGTCAAGACTGCCCATGAAATTAAAGATGTCCTATAATAAAAGGACGTTCACCTCTGTCAAGAGGCGCATAACAACAGGCTTGGAACGGGGCTTGTTTTATCGGAGAACTCCAATGACCCTTACCTATCGTGGTGTAGCTTACGACTCCCAGTCTGCTTTGCTTACTCATTTGTTAGACAAGTTTAAGAAAGAACAACGTCTTGAGAAAGAGCTTAAGAAAGACAGAGAAAGGATCGCCGCTGGCTCATCAGTCGAATAAGATAAGCGAGTACTTTATACTCGTCTTGTCCTCCCAGATCTAGTAGCTGGGTCATCAACTATTGCAGGTGCGTGAGCCGGATAGATTACTACTAACAATGAAGCCAGGTGTGAGAGCCTGGCTTTTTAATGTTATGTTTTAGTAGTAGACCACTCGTCTACGTTTCATGTAATTTTATACATGAAGCTTTACTCGCTACTGGAAGATAGCTAGATCAGGTAGGCGCGAGAGCCACTGAATTTTCCATTAAACCCAAGGCCAACTCAATTCAATATCGTTCTCCCAATCACTCGAACAGATTGGGTGATTCAATACGTATTGATTGAAAAGTTCTTTTAGCTCAGCTAAGGAGAGATCAACCTCCTTAGCTTTGACTGCGACATTAGTTTGTCCGCGATAGATTTCATCAAGTGCACTTTGAATACAGGTTGCAGTCGTGGGATTCATTAGTCATGTACTCAGGGATAAAGAAGCCACAAGCTTCATTCTCATTATGTTCGCATGATGTGCATGCGTTGCTGCTAATTGTTTTCTTTATTCCTGTATCAACTTTATTCTTTACATCATCAATAGGCATTTCAATTGTTGTCATGCGATAGCCGCACTCTAAACAACTCTTTCTACGTCTTCTATATCCTTTCGCTGTAATTTTAGTTTCGATAACAGCCAAAGATCTTTCTTTACATTTAGGACAAGCTTCTCTGAAACTTTCACGAGCAGCTTTAATCCTGCTAGGTTCAGTCTTTACTTTGAATGGTTGCCTATGTTCTCTACCTGCACACTTGGTAGAGCAAAATGTTTTAGTACGACCGCGCCTTAGGTTGGCGCGGTGTTGACAAGCTTGACGATTAAATTCTTTCCCGCATTTAGTACAAGAAAGAATTATTGTGCCACGCGATTGCTTTAGTTCCATGCTGCAGATGAGATGATTGGGAATTGTTCAGTGAAGATTACTTTGCATTGCTCAGCAATCTCTTTGTGTTCTTGTTGTGTACCATTGGCACTACGCAGATCAATGTAATGTGTCCATGATCTGAGTGTACCGTTCATGTAAAGCCTGGTTGGTACAGCTGATGGTAATAAGAAACGAGCTGATTCTTTTGCCACGCCTTTACTAAGTAACTCTTGATAGAGATGCTCAGCATCTTCAAAGTGAATAGCAATGCGACGTTTGATGTCAGCCAGTTGACTTTTACCTAGTTTGCTTTCGAGATCATCAACAGAATTCTGTCTGTTCTTTATGTCTTGTGAGCGTAGCTGAGGGCAATGGATGCGACCAATTGCATTTGTGTTTGCATAACGTTGAGAGAATTCTTGGAAGGTAAAGCTTCGATGCCTTAGTATCTGTGGTGAAATCCCTCTGGTTGTATTGATCTCTAAGCAAAGGTTAGCCATTTCAAATGGGCTCCAATGCTTATGTTTAATCAGATACTTAATGAGCTTTGCATCATTGTCATGATTACCTTGGTTGCTTGGGTTAGATACTCTTGCCATATCGACAATGAGTTCTTCTGCATTTGGTGTGGCCCAAATTAGTTTGACTTGCTGTGACATTAATTAAGAACAGGTTAAGGTTGGTAGGCGTGGAGGGACTCGAACCCACACTTGTGGAGGCTTAAACTCCATGTCTCTGCCAATTGGACTACACGCCCTTGTTAGATGGGTGACTACCCTTCCCTGCACAAGACCTGGAACAGTAAGGACCAGACTTGTTCTGCTTAAGGTTAGCTCGAATGTAATTCATTTGCTTAGTAAATGAAGAATTACAAACAGGACAAGTAAAAGTTCCTACTTCCGCAGGCTGTAATGACATTTGTTTGCGGGCGTTGTCACTACGTGTCAACACTTGTAAGTTATCAAGACAGTTGTTGGTGTGATCATTGTCAATGTGATCACATGTTTCAGTCGGCAGGAGTGAGCGTCCAAGCTTCTGTTCAAGTAGATACTTGGGATAACTAACAGTAGTTCGCACGCCATCTTTGTAAAGGATGACGTGCTGTCTACCATCTTTGCGTGTGTAAAGACCGTAAACTTTCATAGGTTTTAGTCTGGGACTTACGCTGCGGGTTGCATATCCGTGCAGCTGCCCAGGCTGGGATTTACTCGCATAACTAGCGAAGCCCAGGTGTTTATTCTAGAAGGGAATGTTATCTGTTGCAGGAAGATCAGGTAAACCTTCAGTGTTACTACCCCATGGTTCAGCCACTTGTGATTCTGTGTTAGAACCCCAAAGAGATTTAGGTGCTGAATCAGATGAGACAGTAGCTTGAGGTTGGATCTCAGTTGTCTTTGGCTTGGGTGCTAAAGTCATCTGATTGATTTGAATCTCAGTATTAAATTTGAGTTCACCTGTGTTCTGATCTTTCCATGAGCTGGTAGAGATACGGCCAGCAACAGTTAGTCCTGTTCCTTTCCGTGTCATGTTAGCTAGCCATTCTGCATAGCGTACCTTGGCATCTGATTTAGTAATTGCTTTAAGGTTAAAGAGATCAGTCTCTTGCTTACCTCGGTTAACACTAAGTGATTGAGATGAGATAATGTACCCACTATCAGTTGTCTTGAACTGACGGGGATCACTGAGGTCTACATCTTTAATACAACGTCCACTAAGAATAATTTCATTTAGCAGGGGGAATTGTCCAGTGGGAACAATAACCCAGTTGCCATCATGAAGAGTATAGGATCGTTCTTTAAGGTCATGTCGGAGCTGTGCTCCTGAGATGTAGAGCTGCATACCAGCTGAGATAGCAGAGAGAAACTTGTCTTGGTTAGCCCAGACTTGGTAAGTAAGTTTTGTTGGTACATTACGTGTGTTTGCAGTTGGTATCTCAACATTGCATGTAACAATCGTGCGTGATTCACTGATGTAAATCTGCTGTGGATCTGCTGTCACGTTGACAGTCAAGTAAGCTTTGTTCATCGTTAGAAAAAGAATTAGTTAGTAGCTTGTATAGGTCTTACACATCTGGCGGGATGATGCCTATTGAATTGTTGTTTGTCGAGAGCATCAACTTAACAAGTGCTTGATGCTTGTCATGCCTTGGCTTTTCCTAGCTGCAGACTAGGTATTGTATGGCCTATCACTAGGTGCACCTAATGATGTAGGACTCCCGACAGTGTGGCTAGTCTTCGATCAGCTGCCAATCTAGATCTAAAGGTATGAGAAAGTCAATCTGATCTTGCTCGGTACCTAAGACTGGAGGAGGCAGTTCACCATCTTCTAGCTGAAACATTGCCTCACAAATGCCTGGCCCATACTCAGCAGGGTGTGCATCGTCTGGTGGATTGTGTTTCGCAGGTAGTTCAACCCGTGCATCAGCAATGGTTGCAACAACGAGCCAAGTAGAAATCCCATGTTCATCAACAAAGTCAAGGGTGATTGATTCGACAGCGAGTAATTCATTCTGCATCGCAATTTACCTCTAGGATTTTGATTGCTGCATCACGCAAGGCGAATGCTCTTGAGTAAGCATTGTCCCACTCAGAAGAACCAGGCTTGAGTGATGCTGCATAGTCTGATGCTTCATCGGCCATACCACTGACAGTTAGGTAGGCTTGGAAAGCAGAACGCTGGAAGGAAGATGTGGTCATAGATGGAATGAGTTGGTGTGAATGTAGATAGTTTATAGACTTGTCTAGGTCTATGTAAGTATAGTTATATATCTATATAAGTGTGGTCGTGGCTGTCCCCCGGAGGGGGATTGTTAAGGGGGAGGAGGTTATTTAATATTGTCTTAATGATTCGGTAGGCTATTTAACCTTGGGCCAGCTTAGGTATCGCCTGGCCCTCTCGATTGTATTCCGTGAGACATTGTATTCATATGCAATGTGCTGCACATGGATGTGGTTTAAACTCCTTAGGATTACAACCTGTTCTTTAGTTAGCTTTGCATTCTTACTCATGAGAAGAAGACTCCGCATATAACTTAGCCACTTCTTTGTCCATGAAATCGTTATACTCTTTAGTTAAATAATAGTGAACAAAATTGAATAAATCTTCGGGAGTCATTGCGTCATAGTGCTCTTTAGTTGAATAGTAATGAACAAAATTGAATAGATCTTTAGGAGTCATTGCGTCATAGTGCTCTTTAATGAAAAGATTAAGCTGCTCTTTAATTGGTAGTTGAAGTCTCTTTGGTAGTTTAATTGTCATCGGTCCACTCGTCTTGCTTGTACTCAGGTAGGTTAGGTGTTTTGAAATCATCTAACGATGGCAGCTCCGTGTGTAGTAAGTTGCGAAATGATATTCCGGTGCCGGGGATCGCCAAAGATCCACGGGCACCTTTACTATTTACATTCGCAGTAAAGGACAGTGGTCCTAACTTGAATGTTTTGCTGTAGCTTTTGAGACCATGTTCAGAAACATTAAATCCGGCAATGGTTTTGTCAAAATTGATGCGAGATTTCTTCTTAGTCATTAGTCTGCGTCTCCAGTGATGAAACAAAGGTGTTCATAGATTGAATAATCAAGATTATCGAATACCCAAAAAAGAACTGATTCTTTCTGAGCTGTTGTCACTAAATGTTCTAGCTCTTCAATTTGCCAGTCATCATTTAAACAAGGTTTAGTCATTAGATTCTCTTAATGATTGGGGTGTTAATGCAATGGTGTCCTCTTCGTTCATGTTAGTCATGACGAATTTAGTTCCATCGGCTGCCGTAAAGCCTCCGACGAACCCTGCTCCGATACGATCGGCGGACTCCTTCATCTTTGCAACGAATGCCATGGCAGCTAGCATGTCGTCTTTTGGGAGATTGTCTGGGATGTCTGGTTGCATGTCTGGGAGATTGTCTGGATGAAGCGATTAGATAGTCATAAACGTTTCATTGGTTTTCATATACAATAGCGGTGACTTTACTACCGCCTCTTTTAATAGCAACAAGTGCTTCTTCTTTCATCTTTTCACAAAAGATAATGGATACTCTTTTGGAGTTCAAGAAAGCGCAGTCGTAATAGATAGTGATCATTTACTGGTAGCAATCTTGGTGGCAAGTTGATCGATAGGACCGTTCCAAGCACGGCCACCGTTGTCTTCCCTGAAAGACATCAGCCACTGCTCTTTGGATTCGGTGTCACTAGGCAAATCGGTTGCGTGCCAGTCGTTATAGAAAGCCAAGGCATTGACGATGGCCTGTTGCTCGGACTCGGTGACGATTAGATGGATGCTCATTGATCTTTAGTACGTTTGTAGTTGAGTGTTTGAATGAATGGGCTGAGGCTTATCTTGCTAAATACATAGTTAAGATGATGATAATAATCACGATCTTTACGTGTTCTCTTTGGTTTGTGAATCATCCAGTGCTTCATAGCATCTAGGATAAATTCAATGTGTTCATCAGTGATGATGTGATCTGAAGCCTTAGTTGTTTCCATAGTGATTAGTAACGGACTGATAAGTTTATCTTATATGTCTAGGGCTTACACTACCCGTCGGTAGATGCCTAGAGATTAACGATGTTAGATCAAGCCAAGAAGCCTGGGCCATGCATCTGGATGGTCAGGTTCTAGTTCATTTTCTCCACATGGATCGAGCGCTACTTCTCCAAGGCATTCCTCTTCGACTTCTCCATTGGTTGGAACATCGTACCAGCCTTCGACTGTGTAGGCGTAAGACATTCCGTTTTCATCTGGTCCGTAGGTGGGATGCTCTTCGCTTGGTGTCCAGTAGATCCTAAAAACTCCCTGCTTGTTTCTATAGACACTACCGCTTTTGGGCGGCGTGTTCTTCTGCGGGTCGTAGTTGATTTCTGCTTGGAACTGTTTGTCTTGCTCACCTTCTGGGAACGGGGTGTATCCAAAGGTGACTGCAATGCTTTCGGTGACCTGGTTAAGCATGATCCTAGTTCAGTAATAAGAATTGAAATGAGAACGATGATGACATCAATGACATCATCATCGTGGTGTGTTGCTGTGCTCATGTTGTCGTGGTGTTGGTGTTGATGGTGGGCTGGTCGGAAGGTTCCTCCATGAGTTCCATCATTACTCTTTCCTGCTCATCTGCTATGTCATTGAGCATGAAGAAGTAATCTTGACGCAGCTCCTCAAGGAGTGCTTGGTTGTACAGGTGCTGTTTGATAAGTGACATGGTGTGATTTGATAGGGTGTACGTGAGCAGTTTAACGTCATGCTCAGGACGGTCAATGGTTATAGAGAGTTTAGATAGTCATCGTACCGTAGTGCACCAACGGTCAATGCATCTTTACATTCGTCTTCAAACTCTTTCATATCAGTTGGAAGATTGTTCATGTAGCTGATGACATCTACTTCTCTCCACTCGCCACCTTCATATGTTTCGTAATGGAGTTGTTGTGATGGCTGACCGTGGTAAACGATGCGTTCTTTACGACCGAGTTGTGTTGGGCCGTAGGTTTGATAGATAAACATGAGTTGATTGATAGATGATTTAGTTGATGGTTGTTCAGCAGCCTGGCCCATAATAGGCCGAGGCTGCTGTTGGACATACATTAGTATCTTCTTGAGAATACTTCTCAATACCATAGATAGCTGCTGTTACTAGCATTAGTGCAGTAGATATACCTATGCCCCAGTAAACAATTGCTGGGACTTCAGGTGCTCTGCTGTAACTATCTAGTTGGATGTAGTGTCCAGGCTTGGTGCAGATGATTTGTTTCATTAGTTAGCTTCAATGGTGTGACTAGGACTTACACCAGTGGATGCCTAGCGTTGTAACAACTGTAACAATTTAATTACTCATTCAACCATAAGATCAATACAAAGATATTAATCCAATGGAAATCGTAACCGTAGTGGTCTTGGTAGGAGTAAGCGCAATGGGTGCTTGGTTATTTACTCCACATAGCTGATGGAATTGTAGATGATTCATAGATGAATGCCCTTTCAAATGTCTTCCATGCTTTATGGATAGCAGCACGGATCTCTTCTCGGTTGTTATAGATGACGACTGCTCCCTCCCAGGCAAGCTGGGTAAGCAGAATAATCAATGTAATTAAATGTACGACCAACCATTTAAGTGGTCGATGCAAATGGTTTCGATAGAACTTACCAAAGGCATAGCCTGCCTCATAGGTATTCTTGATGCAGTTGCTAAGGAAGTTAACACATAGCAAGATAGCTGTGATGCTGAACAGTTCACCGCCGAGTGCATAGATACGCAGTGCAGCGGTGATGAAAGTGTCAACGTGTGAAAGGATGTGGAAAGTAGTCATTGGTTTGATGTGATAAAGGATTGATGCCCCCTCGTGTAGAGAGTGAGGAGGCAATAGCTGGACCAGGGTTTGCACCTGGCCTCCCGCTTTGACGGATCAGCTGGTAAGTTCAGCGCAAGCTTCTAATCTCTTACGCATTAGTTGAGATCGAAGGTACTTGATAATACCAACGGTTTCACCAAGTGTTAGGTAACCAATAGGATCATCAGACCCTGGGAACATAACCTCGTAAGTCGTTTCATCACGACCAGGTTCTAGTGTTCCCATCAGGCCGATGCCTTTTGGTCCTGTCACTAGCGTCACTAATCCGATGAGATCATCTTCATAGCGAGCTATGTATGCATCCATGAGAGATGGATGGGATTGAAAATAGAATTCAATCATGTGATTTGAAGAAGTGCAGTGCCTATCTCTGCAGGAGGCAATAGCTGCCGGTGGGTTTGCACCACCGGACTCGCGTTAACGAATCAGCTTAAGGGTTGCGTCGTGCACGGTCGATTGCCCAAAGGCAACCACCAAGCACTGCCACCATTGGTCCTGCAATAACAGTACCGACTCCCATGATGCCAAGTGTTGCGGCATTAGCAATTAATTGCTTGTCGTCTTCTGTAAGTCTAGAGAGTGCACCGCTAATCTCAGGTTCTTCCATGTGATTACGGAATTTGTCGTAGTCAGCCATGATGTTATGTAAATAGATGCCACGAAAATGTGGCAATAACTGACCCCGGCATTGCACCGGGGATGACCGCGTTGACGGATCAGTCGTTAAGCAGCTTCGACGCCATGGCGACGATCTTAGCCGCGTGATCTTTGGTTAGAACCTGAGAGTGTCCGCGCTCCATGAGAGTTTCAATCTCAAAGAAAACACGTTTCAATCTCAAAGAAAACACGTGCTCCTAGTTCTTCACGGGATGGTGGATCCCAACTCAAAGAATCAGTCCACTCTCCATTACTTATCGACACGGCTGTTACCTCGAGAGCGTTAAGAGCGGAGATGGTGTTGTTGGCCACAGGAATCTCCTGTTGTGCGGTACCCATCTCCGCTGGGGGTAATACCTGGGAGGGGAGTCGAACCCCTCCTTCACCTTCAGGCAAGTGTTAAGTAGTGGTTCCAGAACCAAAACTCTTGGAGTTCTGATTCCTCAATGGTTTCAACAGCGTAAAAAGCCTCCGGATCCATGGCTTGCGCTTCTCCCGCCGCCGCATATGCGTCGTCGTAGTTGCGCCAGACTGATACGTAGCCAGGAAATACGCAATCGCAATTGCCTGATTCGTGTACTGCAAAAACTTGCATGGTCGTGCTGCTGTGCAGTGCCTATCTCTGCTGAAGGCAATTGAACGGCAGGGGATTGCAGCAGTCAACAGTTGGTCCGTTACCACCCATGGTTTGCTTCCATGCTTGGTACCGTTGCTGCTGCTCAGCTTGGCTCTTATCGTAGATAGAAGCCTTCTCCGCAGGACATGTATGAATACGTCCTTTGGGCGAGACGTAAGCGTAGCTGCCGTCTTCTTGACGCTCGCCGCGATGAATCGCAAGCTCCTCGTCGTTATACTCGTAGCCGACCTTGACTCTGTGAGTTTTAGCAAGGCCGTCTTCGTTGGTCCACTCTGCTGCTAATTGATACAAGCCATCGGGTAGAACGACAGCTTGAACAACGGGCACGAGTGTACGGAGTGTTTGCAACATGATGTTGTGTGATTGATGCCACGGGATTGTGGCAATAACTGACCGGAGGATTCGATCCTCCAGCTCACGCTTGGTGGTCAGTTGGTGGGGTAGCCGTATGATTGGCAGAACTCCATATGAACGGCGTGCTTATCAGCAGGCCAGTCATGGTTAAGACACTGCTTACGTGTTGCACCTTCTAATACTGTAGGCAGTACAACTGCGGCACTGATAGTACCGAGCGCTAGTACAAGCGTACCGATGAACATGATAGGTGCAGAAGCAGATGCTCTTGAAATAAACATGATGTTATGTAAATAGATGCCACGGGATTGTGGCAATACCTGGGAGGGGAATCGAACCCCTCCTACACCATCAGGCGAGTTCTTCACGACAACGTTGATCAGCTGTGCGCTCTTGTAATTGAGCAACAGCAATAACCAAAGCTTCGTCAAGAGTAACAGGATGTCCTGCATCTTTAGCAACTTGTTTAAAGTTGGCTGCAGTCTCAACAATATACTTGAGACATTCTTCGAGGTTGTCAGGATACATGATGTGATCTAGTAGATGCCACGGGATTGTGGCAATAGTTGGACCGGGGTTTGCACCCGGCCTACCGCTTTGACGGATCAACTTACGGACTCAGTCTTGACCTTTGCGTAGTAGTCACGAGCCTGTTGGACTGTAACCTTTGTGCTCTGGTCGTTGAACTTGGTTCCTTTGAATGCTCTCTTGGTTATGTAAGCAACATCTAAGTCACTTACAATCTTAAACTCGAAGTAAAACTTCTCAGTTGTGAAAGCAATTGTTTGAGTTTGCATTGGAATTAACGCTGTGGTTTACATTGAAAGCTACGTTTAACGTCCAGCTTGACGATCAACTAACTTGTTTCAAATGAGAATGATTATCATTCCACTTAAACTTAAATACTTTCTGAACGAAACCGCGCCGGGTTTCTCTCCTAAAATGCGCGGGAAGTCGGGGTTAATGGCCTAAGTTTAGACACAATTAGTAACATGTTCAGTTACTTCTAACTTCCACGTTACTTTCACGTTAAACTAAACTTAATTCCAACCTTACTTCCCTACAATTTCTACACTCTCATCTCTTTCCCACCCATACAATCCCGCCCTTTCTTTTTTTTCTACCCAGGTTCCCAGTCGGAGACACTGTGTGAGACACGTCAGGAAAATCTAATCCCTTTTCGGGTGAAAAGTGAGGCTTAGCACAGGAAAAAAGCCTGGAAAAGCAAGAGATACTCTATTTGTACCCCAATTTTCCAAGCAAAAGGTATTTATTAGTAATTTCTACTTAAATATAAAATTTTATAGCAAAAAAACCGCCGAAACTCGGCAGTTACCCCAAATATTTAACCCAAAGCCCCCGTTCTCTTTACTGCCCGGCGGCTAATATTTGGTATTTTTTAGATGCCATTGCTGCTTCACCCATTTTTTGGGTGTCAGGTAACTTACGGGCTAGCTCACGCTCGGCTCCCTGGATGAAAGTGTTGACTGTTAGGTCATCACCACCTGCATCCTGTATATCCATTGCCTTCGAGGCAATGGTTTCAAGTGCAATTGCCCTTGCAAGTTCACCGTCAGCGTTTAAAGCGCCCGGAAAGTGTTTCATGACTATTTATTTTGCCATCTAATAGATTACAGTCTATATGACATAAGTTTTAACCGTTAAAATAAATATATTAAAGAAAATATCCTTATACCTGCAAATGAATTCCTATTACGGCCAGCCTCCTCAGCGAGAAGAGAATAATAATCTTGGTATAGCAGTAGGAGCTTTAGGTGCTGGAGCTTTAGCCGGATTCGGTGGTAGAGCTTTGTTTAAAAACATTAATGCTCGTCGAGCAAAGGCGCAAGCAACAGGTGGACCACGTGGTGGACAAGGCGGAGCTATTACTAGAGATAACCCAACAGCAGCTGAGGTTTATGGTGCTGCAAATAAAAAATACCCTGATCCAGGTGTAGGTAAAGATGTTGAGTACCAGTTCCCTAGTGGTGGTGCTGATGATGATATGCTCATGGTGGATAAAGCTACTGGAAAACTTATTAGACGTGGCGGCTCTACTGCTGCTTCCTATGCAGAACTTGAAAGCAGTCCTAAGATTAAAACTGCTGCTTATGAAGAAGGTTCAGCAGTTGATAAGTTAATGAAGTCACTGCTTCCAGAAGTAAATAAAGAAGCTGGTCAGATGACAGCTACTGAATCTTCACCTCAGACACGAGCACTGGCAAAGCAAGATGACCAAGCAACACAAGCAATGGCCCGTGGCATTCTGTCTGAGCTAAAAGAACAACCTGCAGCCCCGGTTAAAGTACGTGGTGCATACACTAAAGTCACGCCTGAAACTTTGGTTCAAGTACAAAAAAGTAGAGAACCACTAGTTGCTGTCAACGCAATGGAGACGGTTAATACAGCAGAACAACCTGCAGCTCAAAGCTTCTTGGCAGATATGAAAGAAAATGTATCCAGCCCAAATCCTGAAAAGTTAGCAAGGATCGAAGCTAATCGTCAAAAAGATCTTCAAAGGATAGGTAACTATATGTCGGATGTGCTTGAAGCAGAAGTAGATGAAGGAATGTATGAAACACTGCCAGCAGCTCTTATGCAAATTAAAAACAAAGCAGAGCAAGGTACTATTACCGCTGATACTGTAAACGATTTCCGAAACTGGTCAAATGCCACATTTAAAAATGATCCTGTAGTATTAAATGAGATCAATGAAGAATTAAATAGATTTAATGAGATTAGAAAAGTAGCACCTAGCCAACAACCTGAAACTTTGGTTCAAGTACAAGAAAGTAGAGAACCACTAGTTGCCGTTAATTCAATGGAGACGGTTAATACAGCAGATGACCAATCAGATGGGAGGTTCTTGCGTAATCTTCAGCGGAACGAAGATGTGAACATGGCAGCAGTCAGCGAAGCTGTTGTTGATAATAAAGAAGCTATTTTAGATTCACCTGTTTCTAATGATCCTTTTAACTATCCAACACAAGAAGCTGCACAAGCTAATCAAGTAGGTCAAGTACTTGAAGTACAAGGTCCATTAACTGCACAAGAAACATTGGATGCTGCACGTAATCAAATGGTTTCTTTACGTCAAGAACTTGAAGCAAAAGGTTTTAAGCCAGGGACTACAAAATTTGAACGTGCATTAGCAAAACAATTTAAAACAAAAGAACTCAGTAAGACCGGTGAATTATCTACCACTGGAAAAAGTCTTAATAATGTAACTTTACCTGCAGGTCCGATGCGTCAAACAATACAGGGCGTAGAGACTTCTGAAAGTCCATCATTTTTTTCACTTTCAGTTGTAAATGTTGGTGAAGATCCTTTCTCAAACCTTACACAAGCAGCTTCTGGTTCTTCTATCCGTGGACGTTCTAGAATTCAAAATCAACCTGATCAATTCAGGCAACGATTTGATTCTAAAAATCGTCCTATTGAAGATGATCAAGTATTTCGTGATCCAGGGGGTACTAATACATATTCTTTTGGTGAAGAATTAAGTGAATTAGAGATGGACGTACCTTCTTCTCAACCCAAACGATTTGTAAAAGATCCTATTACCGGAATGATGACTCTTGAATTTGCTCCTAAAAATCAACGTGTAATTAATTTATTTCAAGGGGAAGGCCAACCTACTAAAAAGTTATTTGTACCAGATAGAGATCCAGGGGGTGTAGGTATTTATGGTGAAGAACGTTCTTTTGCTGCTGGACCCATAACTAAATATGGAGCAGAGCAAGGTAAATATACTTTGACTGCACAACGTAAACCAACTGATCTTCCTTATACACCTAAAAAACGTGCTGGTTTAACTGATCTATCTACACAAGAATTGCAATCATTTGCTTCTAAAGAGAAAAATCCAAAAGCAGCAACTGTAAAAGCTGCTATGGCTGAACTTGACCGCCGTGAAACTTCTAAACGTAGTATGGAAGCTTCTGAAGCAGTGAGACGAGCTAACATTGAAGGACGTGATCCTCAAATGGTACTTCGCTCTCTGGGATTTGGAGTTTAATGATGACAAAAGAAAAGAAAGATAAAAAGTGGATTCAAAAAGCCACTAAAAATGAAGGTACCTTTACCGCCAAAGCAAAACGCAAGGGGATTACGTCTGCACAGCTTCAAGCTAACGTGGAAAAAAATCCCGATGATTACGATGAAAAAACAAAGAAGCAAGCAAAGTTACGAGAAACGCTTGTAAAATTAAACAATAATAAAAAGTCTAAAAAATAATGCCAAGGGATCCTCGTTTAAATACAGCCGACAATGCTATCAAAAAAGTTGATAGTGTTTTTAAAAAGAATTCCAAGATTGACTATGCGAGTTCTTTTAAAGCAAAACCTAATCAACCTCCTTTTGATATTAATCGTTTTGATGAAAGTGATTTACGTAATAAATTATTAGCAAAGAAACAAGTCCAGAACCCTGGACTTAATTTTGTTTCTGATGATCCTCAAAATTTTGAATTGTTTGCTGGCCTTGGTCGTTTTGATACAAACCGTGGTGAGCTATATAGTTTTGAAAACGGTGGGCCAAACACCCGTAATCGTTTTACTGAAACATCAGAATTTAATCCTATGTGGGCAGAATTGTATAAAGTAAGTCCAACAATTAAACCAGGAGATAAGATATCAAATCCTTTCCCCAGAATTAAGAATCCAGATCCGAAGGGTTACATCATGGCTGCTGCGGAAAACCGAGCAGAGAATGAATATGAAGAGAAGTACTCTGTTGCGCGTTTGTTAAGGGACCCCGATCCAATAGGAGAGGAAGATGAAAGTAGTGAAGATAAAACGGTTTAGACTTAGTAGATAAGGAATAGCATTATGGCGAAGGCAAAAATAGCAGGTGCATTATTAAATCTTTTAAAGAAGCCTCTTGTTGGTGAAGCACTAATGAGTGGTGGTATAAATACAGGTTTATCTTTGCTTACTGGTGCTAATCCAGCAGAAGCACTTTTGTATGGTGGTGCTGATGCTTTAGCATCTGGGGCTTCTCTTGGTGCTGTGCGTAAACTAAATAATAGCGGTATTAGAAAGAAACTTGGGCTTCGTGAACTAGGCACGCAAACAATCACGAGAGATGGCAAGAGTGTAACCACACCTGTTCGTTCTAAGTTAGAAATACCGGCTAACCTTGCGGCTTCTGTTGCTTCCACAGTTCCTGTCAGTATGTTACTGTCAGCAGAGCAAGGTGTTCAAGGTGCACAAACAAAACAAATTGACCAACAAACATTGCAACGTGCAATAGTTAATAATGCACCTAACCAGCTATCCGGTGCTTATATGCCTGATACTTTATTGCAGAACATAGGGCTGCCTTCTAGAGGTACGTTGTTGGAACAAGTACAAAACGATCAAGGCCCGAAAGTCACAATGGATGAACGAGCCATGGCACAGATCCTGGGGTTAGGTTAATGAGTTTACGTAGTGATTACAAAACAGGTTGGACAACTGCAGTCCAACAAATGAGTAACAAAGACTACGGTCATACTGTGTTACCTATAACTAAAAGTGCTAGAAATTTTTATAAGGGTTTAAAAAGACAAGAGATTGGTTTAAATTCTCCTAAGCAACTTGCAGGTGCTATGGGCGCTCGTGTCTTAACTGACTTAGGTACAGATTCCACACGACAGATGTATTGGCGATATAACCATCCAATGGCTATATCTGAAAAGATAGGAGAAAAAATTATTGGAGAAGGTATTAAATCATACTCACCTACGCAACGTGCTGCAATTGGTCTTGCAGCAATTGGTATTCCAGTAGGAGCATCCGTTGGTACTTTTGATTTAACTAATCTTTCAGAGTATGGAAGACCTAAAGGTTTTGCTCAGTCTTACGCTGAGCAAGGATCTGAAGATAGACGTGAAACAGGACAGTTAGCTCCTGAGTTGGTTGATCGTTTTGTATTAGGCCGTCAAGGCCGACCTTTAAAATATGACACAGCAAAACAAGATATTCCTAGCTTAACGAAAGAACGTTATGCAAATTATATGAATTATTTGTATAACGATAAAGGCCCGCTTGGCATTGGAATAGTAAAGGGCACAATGGAAAATCTTGAGGGCGTACCTGAAGCGCGTATTGTTGGTTTTCCTGTTGGCTTACAAGCAGCTGGTGCATTAGTTGGAGGGGCAGTAGCAACCCGTGGTGCTCTTGGAATAGATGCAGGAGAGGAAACGGTACCAGGAGGTATTGGACCGAAACAAAAACGTACTAAAAAATCTGTTGACACATCTCAAGATATCCCTGGTCCCTTTCCTAAAGATACAAATGTTTATCGTAAAGGCGAAAGAGCTGTTAGAATAAGGGACGGGTCAGCCGGACGCACTGGTACCAGGGTTGATACACTTGGACCACGTGCTCGAACTGTTGCTGCATTAGGTGCAGCTGGTGCATTGGGAGGAGCTTTAGCTGGTAAGTTTGTTAATACAATGATTGCTTCTGCTGGACAATCTGATTTACCAACAACTGAAGAGTATGGTGTTACTCGCCCCATGGTTTAGTTGATATAGAATTTGTTTAACAGACAACAAATCAAAAACTAGGTGAAATATGGAGCTTACTTATAACCCAATGAGCCCTGGTTATATTCCACCAGCTATTAATCCAGCAGCGGATCCAACAGGAAGATCTTTTGTACAAAATGTACAGAACATGGCTTCCAACATGGGCACTAAAGCAACACAAGCGCGTCAAAGAATTACTCCATTCATGCAGAGTTCATATGCAGGAGATGCAATGGGTATGCGCGGGCAATTAGTGAGTCGTGCAGGTTTACTTGGTGGAGCCTTAATGACTGTTCCAGGTGCTTCGGAAGCATTAGGAGAAGGACGCCAACTGGATGCTGCTGCCCAGGTAGCAACAGGATTAGGTACCGGTATGGTAACTGATCGTATTGCAAGATCTGTAGGCAAAAAAAATCCTCTTGCAGGTGCCGCTGTGCAATTGGGAGGTACTTTGATTGCTGGTCTTTTAGGACAAGGAGTAGGTGAGGTAGCTGAAAATGTCAAAGCTGGTATTACAGGCAAAGATCCTGCAGGGAAGACTAGCCGCGCAGCAAGTAGAAAACAATTGGAACAAGATGCCATTTTAATGGCAGATTTACAGGCTCGTTTTGGAGCTGCTGGTTTAGCACCTATTGTTGCAGCAAATAAAGATTTGATGGGATATTCTTTAGACAAACAATATGAAAATGATAAACGTTACGAACCTCTGTTAAATCGTATGAAGAATGCAGAGATGGTTCGTCAACAAGCGTTGATGAATACCCAAGCTAGTAACTATGCAATGCTTGGTACTGTTGCCACTGCAGGTAAATTAGCTACTGGCGCACAAGCGCAAACAGGCGAGACTATGCGAACTATGCTGTCTACCAGTCCTTATGCAGGCAGCGTGATGCAAGCACCTAACATTAGTTTTGGTTAATCATGAGTTATTTCTCGACCTCACTAAATCCTATAGCAGGAAAATATAATCCCCTTTCCTCTGAGTATGAGGGGGATTTTGAGTCTCTTTTAGGTCTTAACGCTTTTACTGATTTAGGAAAGCCGTTATCTTATACGACAGCAGCACCAGCAGATGGTCCAAGTAAAGGTTTGAGTTCTTCTGCAAACGCAGGTGAAGACATGTTAAGCCTTAATGGAATAAATCTAGGTCCAGCTAGTGACGCTACTTTTGATCAACGTCTTCAGTTAGGATTGGCTCAAGCAATGCTAAGTAAAGATGATTCAGCTAAAGATGATGAAAGAATCAGAAAGTTCCAACAGATGATGCGTGAAGAAGCAATATTTGCAAATAAAATGGGCAGACAAAATGCTTTACTTGGCTTTGCTTTGAAAGATCTTCCTAAAGCAATGGCTGCTCCTGCATGGGCTGGTACTACTTACAATGCACAAAATGCACAAGGTCCATATACAGCAGCAGGCGCTAGACGATATTTCACTTGAAGCTTGCAGCTTGTAAAATAAATAAAACAGAGAGAGAGTTGTGTCAGCATCTACGTCAGGATCTTCTTACTTAGGTTTTAATCCAGGGGGATTTGACTTAGGTGGTTATTCAGGAGCATTTACTCCTGGTGAAACGCTTTCAAAGTTTGGTTCAAATGCGGCTTCTGGTGCTTTTAATTTAGGCGCAGCTGCAGGCGGTGGCTTTGGTGGGACTAGTTCAAACGGTGGTTTCTTTAATGGTCTAGCAGGTAGGCTGGGCGGTTTATTTGGCGGCGGTCAAGGTGATAATGCATTTGGACAAGCTTTAGGATTAGGTACTTTTGCTGGTAACTTAGGCATTCAAGCAGCTAATGCACAGAACATGGCGGCTGAAGTTGCAGCACAAAATGCACAAACTAATTTACTTACTGATTTTAATTTGCAGCGTATTGCCAAAGGTGATCAACAAACCTTTGATACTAATCGCAAAGCAAGACAGTTGAACTTAATGGCGCAAGTTCCTGCGATGATGAACAATGTTACCTATGCAACTAAGAATCCAAACGTGGGTGCAGCAATGGGCGCACAATTAGCTGGCATGATTGGTTAATAGATACGTATAGTTTAGAATGGCAATATTAGCTGGTACGGATTAAATAATGAGTTTCGGTAATTTTGTTAAATCGGCTTTACCGATTATAGGAGGAGCTGTAGGCGGACCAATCGGTGCATTAGCAGGCGGCTTAGGTAGCGCTGCTTTTGGAAGTTTTGGCGGCTCTTCCAGTGGAGGAGGCAGTGCAGGAAACATGGGTGGCATGGCTAAATCGTATGTACCTAGACCTGTTCCGTCTCTGTTTGGTGATGTAAAGACAGCTGCTGCTTTCCTAGATGACTATACAAAAGGTGATCTTGGTGGTTTAAGAAGAGATGATGCTGTAGATATAGCATTTAACAACTTAAGTCCTTTTGGCAGGATGGACCTTTTAAAAGATTCTAAAGCAGCGCGAGATATTGTAGGCTTCCAATATGATTCCGGCGAACGTCGTAAATTAGGTTCTACTTTTAGTGATGCAGCCTTTGGTGGTTTCTCTGCAACCCCTGGATTTGTAGATCAAGTCTCAGCGCAAGCAGAAGCCCTGGGAGCGAATACTCCTGAGGAGATCCAACGCCTTGCGTTTAATGCCTCAGCCAGGTCACCTAGAGGCCAGAAGATGTTTGCAACAGGACCACAAACACAAATGGAAGCACAATTCGGTCAGCTTCTTCGTGGAGGCGACGGTACTCTTACTGGTAAGTATGATGTAGGCCGAGGCATGGAAGAACTTATTGGTCGGCGTATCGCAAGCGCATAACGGAGTTTAATTATGTCAAGACAATCTTTATCCGAAATTGCAAGTCAGTATGGCCAAGGCTCAGACTTTGGCCATTACGATACCCAAATTGCTAAGCAACAGGGTTACAGTAACCAAGAAATCCTGGATTATTTAAATGCTAATCCTGACAAGCTAGCCGAAGGCAATAAAGCCGGAGGTCAGGATGGTTTATATGATGAGCTTTCTAGTAATAACGTTGACTTTAGTAAGAGTGTCATAGCAAATCGCGGTGGAGCGTCTGGTGCTGAGATAGCCGAATCCAATGCACAGCGAGATCAGCAATTTGCTTTAGATCGTATTGCTGCCCAATCAAACGCAAATGCCAATATCCAACGTTTAATTAATGCATCTAATAACTATGCCGCTGATAGTACAGCGAAGTGGCAGATGTATGGAGCAGATGCCGCAAAAGATGCAAGCATTTTTTCTTCAGAGTCACAGGAACGTACTAGTAAATATGTAGCTGATACAGATCGGTTATCAAAAAATGAGGTAGCAAAGATTCAAGGTAACTTTGGATTGGCGTTACAGGAAATCGTGAACTCTGGGGCAAAAGAGGCGGAAGCTGTACGTGGTGAGTATGGACTCGCTAATACAAATTTAACGGGTCAGTATCAACTAGAGAATACCCGTTTACAAGGTGCAACTGAACGTGATGTCGCCTCCCGTAATCGAGATGCGAATATCTTTGGGTCCTTGATGTCAGGTTTCTGGAGTTAATAAAGTTTACTTGATAGTATAATTAAAACATAATCGTTTTTGTAAAAATGACAAGTTCTGCCGGTGGTACTTATGAAGGTGACGCATCTATACCTTTAGCTGATTTTCAAGCATTGCTTGATAGGTTAGAAGGTTCTAAAAAGCGTCAGCAACGCCAAAAATCTGTAGAAGGTCGTCGTGACATCTACAGCCAAGGTCTTGCTTCCATGATGAGCAACTTCTAGTAGCCTTAGTTAACACTTTTATTTAAAGGAAAATCATGGTCGTCGGTGCAACACCTCCTGCTTCAGGAATAGATGATACCTATGCAAATGACGACTGGTTTGATATTGACCAGTATAAAAAGGCAGCGCAAGTTGCCTATGATTTTTCTTTAGGTAAGATGGAAAAAGCTGGCGACGAAGAAAGAGAAACAATTGGAAAAGGCGCAAGTGAGCAAAGATCAACTAATCGACAGCAACAAACCTTCTCTGAAAAAGACGAAGAGCGCGATTACAAGCAATCTCAAAAAGCCTACAGATTCTGATATAAATGTCCGGTCTTTTGCTATTTGGCTGGATAATTTAGACTCTGCTTCCAGAGAATCGTTTAATGCCTTTGCTGAAGATACGTTTTCTCCTATTCAAGTTTATATTTATGCCAAGTTCCTTGGTTATGACGGCAGTATTATCTGTGTAGATGATTGGGTGGCAAAGGTTTATCCAAAGCCTGATCACCTAAAAGTCTTGCTGTATGAAATCGAACAGATGCAGGAAGATGTACGTAAATTACGTTTAGATATTGAAAACTATACTGTCAAACGTGATGCTGGTGTAGCACGTATTGCACAGATGCAGAAAGAAATCCGTGGAACGATTGCACAAGTAGATGCTTTTGTTTCTTCTAAGGACAGGAAGGGGCTGCTCCTTGCGGGAGCAGATCGAGCTATCCGTGAACTTAACTCAGTATTTAAAGATGATCCTATTGAAGGACCATTACAAGAAGCAGCAATGTCTGTCTGGGCTAGAATTCAATTTGAAGATTAATTTTTTAAATGTTGAATCCTGAGCAACAAAATAATAGTCCGTTTGATAAACGAGATATTCAACAAATGCTTTTGGATCTTGAGCGCAATCGTGAGCTAAGTGCACAAGGACTTAACTCCCCTGATGTAGAAGGTCAAAACATTGAGTTATTTCAACAGTTATTAAATCAAAAAACAGAAGAAGAAAATGGATAATACAAAAGTACCTTTAGAGCTACTGGAATATTATAAAAAGAAAGCAGCTTCAGAGGCGGGTGTACAAGCAGAAGAATTAGCTACAAAAGGTTTAAAGGCATCACGTGCAGCTAAAAAGCATAAAGGCAAAAAGTAGAGTACTATTTAACTTACGTACCTAACAGATATTGTGCCTTCTCATCTTCATCTTGCTTATCGCAGGAATGCTAAAGCTGCTGCAGCTAACCATCGCATTCGCAAGACAGATCAGGAGGATATTTTTCAGAAAGCCAGAGAAGACTTTGGCTTCTTTTGTGAATATGTAGCGGATAAAAAACCAGCAGCACATCATCTTGAATGGCACAAACAACTGGTAACCAATCAAGATAGCTCGTGTCTTACAGCTATCGCTGGCCCTAACATCGACTTACTAGGACCCAGGGGGTCCGCTAAATCAACTGTACTAGGTTTATATACGGCATGGGCCATTGGTATCCACACGATGGCAAAGAAGCCACTACAGATCCTTTACCTAAGTTATACGGTTGATATTGCAAGATCAAAATCAGCAACGATTAAAAGGATCATTGAATCAAAGAAATATCAAAACGTTTTCCCTAAGGTCAAGCTATTAAAGAACGTAACCTCGAATGAGTACTGGTCGATTGATCATAAGTTTGCAGGTATTGATACCACAGGTGAAGAACAGTTCACTTTATGTGCAGCTGGCCTAAAAGGTTCAGTGACATCTAAACGTTCTCATTTGGTTATCATTGATGACCCTGTGAAATCTGCTGCAGATATTGGTAACCCTGATATCCGTAAGATGATGCAGGATAACTGGAATGCAGTTATTGCACCAACGATGTTTGAAGGAGCCAGGGCAATCTGTCTTGGTACCAGATTCCGACATGATGATATACATGCAACAACTTTTAGTCCACAGAATAATTGGATGCAAATTGTGTTGTCAGCGATTTTAAATGATGAAGAAACAGGTGAAGAGGTTTCGTATTGGCCAGAGATGTGGTCACTATCTTATCTAAAAGAAAAGAAACGACAAGCACCAATTGCTTTTAGTTTTCAATACATGAATCAAATCATTAGGCAGAATGAGCTATCTCTTGCACCTGAACTTTTAGTTAAAGCAGAAATTGCAACTGAATTTGATTGCCTAGGTATTGGTGTTGACTTATCAGCAGGCATTAAAGAAAAGAATGACTACACGGTTATGGTCCTGGGTGGACGCATTGGAGACAAGATTCATATTATCGATTACCGTCGAATTCGTGTAATGGGTAATTTAGAAAAGTTAGATGCATTAAAAGAATTATTAAATGACTGGTCAATCATTGGTAAACAAGCAGACGGTCTTTGGTTTCCTACTTACAATACATGTGACATTTGGTCAGAAGCTGTGCAGTATCAGGCATCTCTGGAAGCAGACTTTAGACGTGTTTGTTTAACTGAAGAGAATCTTTATAACTTAATTTGGCATCCGGTCAAAGGTTTCCGTGCAGATAAGCTGGCACGTTTCCGTGGAATCATGGGAATGTTTGAAGATCGTAAAATTGTTTTCAATCGATACCGTAATTTTACGAATATGTTTGAAGAACTAACTAATTTTGGTGTTAGCTCCCATGATGATTGTGTGGACGCATTAGTATGGTTAGTAACTGGTCTTATGAAACGCGGAAAATTACAACTAGATTATTAATGGAACACTTAGTAGCAATTTTAATAGCAGGCGTTACAGGAGTAGGGTGGGGAACCGGAAAAATTTTCGCACGTTTACGTACTCTTGAAGATCGTATCGATAGGTTTCCAATTGAATACGTTTTAAAGCAAGACTATATCCGAGAGATGGAGAAATTAAATCGTGAGTTTGATAATATAAATGATAAGCTTGACAAATTAATTGAAAAGGTTTTGACAAGATGAGTTATTTCATTGAGTTAGAAGAAGACAATAACGGGGATCTGTGTTTTCAGATCCCAGAAGAAGTCATTGAAACCCTTGATTGGCAAGAAGGACAACTGTTGACTTGGGATTTAAAAGGTAATGGAATTATTATTTCGGCGTTAGATGATACTTCAGGTTATGAACCCTTAGAATAGTTCATAATAGTTATAAAAGTTATGCGTAGATATATTCAGCAACCAGGGCAACTAGGTGTTCAAGGTGGAACGATTGGCAATGCAGGTTACCTTGCACAGATGCCACCAGCTCTTGATCCTCAGAGGCTTAGACAATTACGGACGAGAGAAAAACTATACCAGAAAGGCATAGATAAAGGAGCTACTCCAGGAGAGAGGGACGCTTTTCTTGATCCTAAAAGAGTAGGTCCGCTGTTACCTCCTATGGCCAGGATGGATGGACGGCAGCCTACAAACTTAGGTCAAGCTAATGATGCTTTTTATGAGCAACAGCAAAGGGAGCAGTTACAAGCATTATTAGAACAGCAAGAAACCCAGTTAAATAATGGGCTTTATGGCGGCGGCCAATATGGTCAAGCCGATCAATTTCCAGCAACAGGTGCTGGCTTCCAAGCAAAGTACGTAAGCTGAAATGGAACTAGCAGGTAAGTGGTTACAAGAAGCACCACCTAAAAAACGTGATTATCGAGGTGTACCTATCTATCAAACAGAAGGGAACGTCAGATCTGCACGTCCACCGCGTAATGCATCATCTTCGTTCTTCGCGTCTCCTGGAAGAAAAGGTTCAGGTTTTGCGAACATTGACACATCAAGACAGTTCTAATGGCACAAGACGATTCCAAATACACAAAGCCAGGATTGCGCGAACGGATTAAAGATCGTGTAATGAAAGGAACTAAAGGCGGTAAGTCTGGTCAGTGGTCTGCGCGTAAGGCACAGCTCGTTGCTTCCGAGTATAAGAAAGCTGGTGGCGGGTACAAAGGTGGAGAAGGTAAAAAGCAAAAGTCTTTAAAGAAGTGGGGCAAGGAAGACTGGCAGACTAAAGATCAATATGAAAAAGGTAAGAAAGCTGCTACTGCAGCTAAAAAAGCTAAGGACAAAAGATCATGAAACACTCTAAAAAAGACTTAAAAAAAATCTCCAAACAGTTAAAAGGTAGTGCAAAGATGCATGCTAGCCAAGCCAAAAAGCTTGACAAGCTTGCTGGTAAATACATGGAGAAAAAGTAATGGGTTTAGCAGGAAAGTTTCTACCAGCATTTAAACGTGAAGGTACTGCCTTTGTGCCTACAGAAGAAATGAATAATGTAATAAATTTAATGCAAAACAAAACAAATAATCCTATTAAGATTCAACCTGCTCCATCTGTTATATCTGGTATAGATGGAATGGGTATGTGGGGTTCAGGAGGAGGAGTAAATTATGGCGTTGGAGGTACGACTTATGTTGATCCTATTTTTGGCGACGTGACAGTTGCTGCCCATGAAGCAGCTCATCAAGCTTTTCCAAGTAGTTTAGCGACTAGTCAAAATGCTGTTCAGAAACGTAGGGAACTATATGGAACAAGAATGACTCCAGAAATGGTTGATTCTGGAGCAGCAATGCGAGCTGGCTACGAAAACTTTGGCAAATATGCTCTCATGGAAGAAGCTAATGCACAAGGTGTTGCTTATGAAGCAATGAAACAAGCTGGATATGAACCTAATAAACTCGGGTGGGCAACCATGCTTAGCTATCCTGCAGAATATAGGTTTGGTGGACAGTACGATCAAGCATCACCAATATATAAAGAAGCATTTAATAAACCTGGCTTAGCTACTTTAATGCCAGGAGAGATGGATGAACTTGTTAGAATGAATAAATCTTTTGCTCCAGCGATCGAAAGACAGTTTGGATATGGCCGGAGTATGCTTCAATAAAACAAGGAGAAAACCAATGGCTTTAGCAGGACGTTATTTAAGTGCGGCACAAAAATCAGGCGATTCAGCTCTTCTTTTACCTCTTCTAGGCAGACAAGTACATAAACCAACAGGGCAAATTAACTATAATAATATTCAAGATTTAGCGACAGAAGCGAGAAGACAACTTAAAGTATCAATGGAAACAGGTAATATCAAAAAACAACCCATTACGCCCAATCTTTTATATCGAAAAGCAGATGAAATAATTGCGGGAATTGATGTTATGGATGACATCAATGAAGCACTTCAATAAACATAGTAAAACACATGGCAGATAAAGCAATACAATCTGACGGTACGACCAAGCGTTACCTACCCAAGAAAGCCTGGGCTTCTCTTTCTAAAGAAGAGAGGGAAGACACTGATCGCAAGAAACGAGAAGGTTCTAGGAAAGGCAAGCAGTTTGTTCAAAATACTGAGAAAGCAAAAAAGGCTGGTAAAGCTGCTAGAATGTATAAATCAAAATCTGGGAAATAATGTCTGAAGTAACTGGCCGCATTAAAGAAATCATCGACTCTTATATTGAGAGAGATGGCGGTCAATATGTTGACACTGGTATTGTTGCTAGTCATATTGCACAGATGAAGCTCTTTGGTATTCGCCAAGGTGTTGAGTTTTTTCCAGCGCAAGATAACTTCGGTAATCAACGAAAGGATTTTATTAGCAAAGTAGTTAAATACAATAAGTTAGATACAAGACTTGACTCGATCTGGGATTATTTTCTCTGTGATGGAAAAGGGATTTTCTACATTAGACCTACTCAAAATAATTATCGTCTCTATTATTTCCGTAGTCATGAGTATCGTTCTTATTACAACGTAGACGGTGAGCTAGAAGAAGTCGTAATCATCTATAGCTATAAGGTTAAGACTGGTAAGGGCAACATGTACCAGGATATAGGTATTGGTGGTATGGATTCTTTACAGGGTGCTACCCCTGGAGATACACCTGGACAGAAACGTTATATCCGTTTATCTATTAAAGCTAATACAATTGAAGAGACTCATTCAGAAGGCGAGATGTCTTTTGATAATGTCAATGCAGTATTACCAGGAAAGACAAAAAAGTTTCCTAATCAATTACGCTTTATTCCCTGCGTTGAGATCTTCAACAATCCCAAGGGATTCACCATGGATGGCAGTGGTGAATTTGATCAGATGGCAAATCATATTGTTGCTCATGATGATCTTGTACGCAACATGAAAAAGAACTTACAGTTCTTTGGTAATCCTACGTTGCTGTCGTCTAGACCTAAGACAGATTTAATGGAGCCAGGTAATTCAGACTCTGGTCCACAACGTCCTTCTATTGCAGCGAACTCTGGTTTTACCAGTATGGCACCGTTATCACGGTCCACTTTTAAACAGGATCCAATCACACGGGGACTTGATGGTCAGATGCGTGTACCACGGGTCATTGCAAATCTTGAGCCTAATGATCGAGTTGGTTACATTGTTCCTGATGCAATCTCTGGTGATCAGAATGCTTTTGTACGCCAGTTTAGAGAAGAGATTCTAACTTCTTTAGGTGGTGTTGATGAGCTATCAATTTCTGCTGGCGTGACTGCAACTGAGTATAAATCACTATTCGGACGTGTTGCTGCAACAAGCAAGAAAAAAGCTAATTCTATTTACACGCATGGTATCTGTCGTTGTTTAGAACTAATTATTTATCAAGAAGAACAGCTATTTAAAGACACCTTAGCTGCAGCTGCAAAATTTGAGAAACCTGTAGCTCCTTCTGAGAATGCTGGACCAGAAGAACAGCAAGCTTATGACCAAGCAATGGTTCAATATGAGGCCATGCTTAAAAAGCTTTTAATGGCTTGCGTGGAAGCAAAGATGATTCCTCCTGGTGTTAAAGGTTTAATCCCAGACGGCGACATCACCATGCAATGGCGTTGGCTCGGACCTGTTTATGAAGAATCAACGCAAGATGTTTTGAATAATTCAATTGTTGTACGTAACCTACAAGAGTTAGGTGTTGATAGCATTGAAGCACTGAAATATCTTTTCCCATCAAAAACAGATGAGGAAAGAGCGGAGATGCTTTCGGGCTTTCCGTTCAGGATGGTAAACGAATTACAGGGAGCGTATTCTCAATTTTCTCGTTTGGTAGGGGGCATGATGCAGACCCCTCACCCTCAGGCCCCAGATCTGCCCATGGCGGCAGACCCAAGGTTAGACCTAACACCTTATCTGTATCGAACACTAGAAGCATTACAAAAGGAGATGAGTTATGCAGGA